GTGGTCGACGACATCCGCGAGGTCTACGAGTACGCCTACGGCAAGTTCGGCTTCATCAAGGCCGAGGAGGCCCGGGCGCACGCGGTCAACGGTGTCATGATCACGATCGACAAGGTTTGGCCCTTCCTCGCGCCCAAGGAGCAAGCGACCGCGCCTGCTTCGCCGGCGCCGCCGAAGGATGAGAAGAAGCCGACTGCATCGACACCCGCGCCGGCACAGCCGACGAAACCTGCCAAGGAGCAAGCACCGGCAGCTCCTGCTGTCCCCGCGAAGGCCGACAACCCTGCCCCGGAGACGGTCGCGGGGGAGCCGGCATACGACCGCGTGAAGCTACATTGGAACCGATGCCCGGAGTGCGGGAACGAGGATATTGACGGCGAATACGAGAAGACCAATCCGAAGACGGGGAAGACCTCCACGAAGAAGTACCAAGCATGTTTTGGCAATCTCGAGGGACTGAAGCAGCACAATGGTATCTTCCTCAACTTCGACGGGAAGACCGTCCCGATGAAGCCCAGGGAGGAAGAGGCATGAGCAACGACATGTCCGTCGTGCTTCTGCAGAGGCTTCTCGAACTCGAGGCGTGCAAGGACAGCATAGAGTTCGGAAAGGCCGACGGGCGGATCAAGGTCTATGTCAACAGCCGTGACCCGGCCGGCGCCATCGAACAGATCCAGACGATGATCGACATGCGCGCCTACGCCGAGGTGGCGAGCCCCCGGCCGGTCTCGCCGCCAGCGAAGGAGGCACCCCAATGACCCATGCCGAGAAGAAGGTCCTCGCGAAGGAGAAACGCGCAGGTGCGAAGGCAATCCTCGGCATTCCATTCCCGACCGCCGAAGAGAGCAGAGGACCAACAGGACGCCGAAGAGCGCGCAGGTATGCTCGGAAGATCGCCCGCGCATTCAGAAAGGAGATTCTCTCGCGCGCGTCCATGGAGGGGAACACGTGAGCATCGAACCGTCACGCGCTTTCCTGAAGGACTCCCGCCCGGTGGACAGTGTGCCCCTGGAGTCCCCGGCCCTCATCGTCTTCAAGGATGGACGAACAGGAGAGCCCTTCAAGGGTTATCTCGTGGACGTCGACGCGCTCACGACGGAGGAGCTGCAGAAGATCTACGCTGACATCAAAGGGCGGTTCCCCAACGCGCCGGTCTTCGACTCGTGGGTCGAGGTCGTCAAGATGGAGGGGATGCCGATCAGGGAGGAACGAGTCACCTCAGTGTCGTTCGACCTGAGGATGCTTATCTGATGTGAGGGGGAGGGAAGGACCTTGTCAGAAGGGATGGAAGCACAAGAGAGGAACCCTCATAGCATGAGTCTCGACGAGCTCAGGATCCGGGCGGACGAAGCGCGCATGCTGATCAGCAGCGTGGAGCTCCGCCTGGACTTCCTAGACCACTTTCCGGTGGTGAAGAAACTCTACTCCGAGGCGACGGCCGTTGCCACCGCCCGGCTGAATTTCTACGAGAAGCTGATCAGCGAAAGGGAAGGGAAAACATGAAGGCATTCGTGGACGGAAACATGGTTGCATTGGTGAATGATGACTTCATCGACTTACAAGAGAGCGATGCCGTCTGGGTGGAGGGAATCGCTTCGAAGTTCAAGACCCCACAGCAGATGCATGAGGAATTGCAATCGTGGGACAAGCTCATAGGACACAAGGATTACGACCAAGGATATATCCTCGGTTTCAGAATGGCCCTGAAATGGGCGCTCGGCATGGAACCTCCGAAAGAAGGCGGTGAGTCGCGATGACCATGAGTCAGAACGTCCTCGCCCTGGATGGACGGGCGGAGATGCAGAAGGGTCCTCCGATCGGGCAGCAGGTCCTGAGCATAATCACCATCCAGTCGCGCCGCGTGACCGACTTTGACGCGCCGTTCATTCTGACTGAAGACGGCATGGCGGAGGCGTTGGGGATAACTCGCGCGCATGTCAGCATAGAGGCGTGGAAGCTGATACGAGCCGGAAAGGTGGAGCGGCGCAGGTCGTATGTTTCGTTCCCGGATGGAACTCAATGGTTCCAGAAGCGGCAGATATTCGTGTTAACCGAGTCGATGAGCCCCAAGGACCTGCACGACCTGCACGCGCTGGCCGATTATGCGTGCAAGATGTATGGAACGCAACAGTGCCTGAAGCTCGCAGCTCTCATCACCGAGGGTACAACCAGGGGGAGAACGCGATGACACCAGCGACCGAACCTCACTTCTGCGCGCACATCTTCTTCACGAGGAAGGGCATCCTCGAAAGCCTGGTCGTGAAGGCGCCGTCTCTCGAGGAGATCAAGGCGCTATTCATCACAAAGCTAGTCGTGAACACGGGTCGGCCGAACGAGAACTTCAGCGTGCGCGCCCGGATGATCAGCAAGAACAACATGCCGTACCCGATCTGGGACATCACCTGCGCGCGGACAGACGCCGCATGGGTCAAGGTCCACAAGACTGAGGATCCCTGCCCAACGGGGTGGGCGACATGAGCGAGGGGCAGTGCGTCGAGAATGCAATATGTCCGTACCTCCATCTGCCATGCCAATGGTTTGGCGAGGAAATCAATGAATGCGTCTGGCCCGACAGCCACGACAACGCCGACTGTCCGTATTCTCCGAGAGAAAAATGCTGTTTAAACTGTGAGGAAAATCACATCGCGTGCATGATCAGGGACACACTCGACGGCTACATCGACACGATGTTCCGAACAGATAATCCTGAAGAACCCACCCCCCGGGACCGCATTGGGCGACTCAGTGGCCCGATTGAATTTGATGATGATTATCTACAAGCAGTCGCGCAGATGCTTCCTGATTCATGGTCCTGTTCGCTGTGGCATAAGGTTAGAGAAACCCCGCCATCTTCGGAGGCCAAGCGATGAGCCTCAACTTCGAATTCAAGACGCGCCCGGTCGAGGACGTCTGCGAGGTTGCAGGCTGCCGGAGGCCTGCGAACATCAGGGTCCTTGGGAAGTGGTTGTGCGACGAGCATTGGCGCGAGCACTGCCGAGACCCGCCAACGTACCGGGCGGCGAGCCCATGACGATCAAGGCGCGGAGGGACCGCGTGCGCGACTCGGCCATCACGATCTACGTCAAGACCCTTCGACGAAACAGTCAAGCGTTCGGGGACATCAGGGACCAGGCCGAGAGGACCATCGAGTACTGCAAACAGAAGGGGTACTCCGAACCCAAGTTCGCCATCCGGGTCCTTGACGTCGTGACCAAGCAGCTCGACTTCATCGTCTGCAGGGAGGCCGAACTCAGGACTCTCCGGGGGGAACTCGCCCCGGATCAGACCTCGCTCGTAGATGTTGCGCAGATTCCGGCCACGAACGATGGCCAAACAATGGCCACGACTGATGGCCAAGAGGGTGGTTCTGATGAGTGATTCGACCCTACTGGCTTCGTCCCTCTCTCTCTCTCTCTCTTCTCTGAGAATCTCAAGAAAGAAAGAAAGAAGAATGAAGAATAACCGTGGCCGTGGCCACGCGGTGGGCCACGGTTTCAGAGGCCTCTCACCTTTTTCAGGAAGCGAATCGGCCACGCTTGATGGCCGGAAAACGGCCACGGTTCGTGGCCACTTTAGCAGGATGGGATACTGATGGTCGCTGTGGGAAGGATACACATCAGCGTGACGGAGGAGCATGCAGACTTGCTGGCCAGCATCGAGAAGAACTACCGGATCAAGCCGTCCGAGTTCTTCCGATTGACCGTCGACTACATCATCGACAACAACACGGACCTGGAGCTGTGGGCGCACAGGGAACGCCTCAAGCGCATCGACAAGGAGCAAGCCCGAGTACAGGCGCGCATCACGGAGATCGAGACAGCTAGGCCCGTCTCTGCGACTCCTGAGGGGAAATTCGAGTTGCCTGCGCCCAGGAAGACGGTCATCACGCGCTCCGCGGAGGTGAGGATCGCCGACACCAACCATCTCGGAGGGACCGAACAGGAGAAGGGCACCTTCGTGCGTCTTGGCAAGTTGATCGGCGAGAGAGAGGCAAGTCCGAAGGCGAAGACCTGGTTTCAGGAGCACGCGAAGGAACATCCTCAGTGGCTCGAGGAGCTCCCAACGGGACATCTCTTGGCCATCGAGAAGGAGCTCGGTTGCAGCTTGCGAGTAGTATCTGAATTCAAGAGCAACGGATCCGCATCGCCGCTCGAGGAGGCTGCGAAGTGACGACTCACGAGTTCCGAGTGATGGGGGAGCCCGAGCCCAAGGGCAACATGAAGGGGTTCCCTCGAGGCCGGCATGTGATCATCACGGACGGCAACAAGAACCTCAAGGGATGGGAACAAGCCGTGCGCTACGAGGCGCAGCGGTATGTCGAGGAGCACGGCCTGTCTTGCGCAGACGCGAAGACCACTGCGGTCGTTCTTCATGTCGAGTTCTCTTTTCAGAAGCCGAAGTCGACCGCGAAGTCCATCGTTGTGAAGACCACGCGCCCGGACCTCGACAAGCTCATACGTGCGATCGGGGACGCGCTCAAGGGCATCATATACGACGACGACGGGCAGATCAACATGATAGTCGCGGAGAAGAAGTTCGCGCAGCCCGGCCAACAGGCAGGGGTTCTAATCAGATTCTGGGTCAAGCCGATCAGGGAGACGCGGTGAACAGGATGGGAAACGAGAAGGGAGAAGATCTGAAGGCACACCTTGGGCTCGTGATCAGGGGAGACATCTACGAGCTCCGGGACGTGGTCGACCACCTCAACAAGGAGACCAAGAAGAGCCCGACCTTGGAGATCATCTACAAGAAGATCTCCGGGGAGAAGCTCTGGATCAAGGTGGGCGCGGAGGAGTGACAAGAGAAGGGAGAGGAACGAGATGGGAAAAGCGAAGCAGGTAGATCTGAACAACGAGCCCGTGAGCCCGGTCTCCGTCAAGAAGGAGCCGGTCAAGTATGTGAAAGAGACCTACGACATGCCCAAGTTCAAGTGCGTGGTCAAGGACTGCGACGTCGCAGAGGCGGTAGACAACGACGAGCTCGAGGACCTCGTGCGACAGAAACTCCGGGCGAAGAAGGGCGAGAAGATCGTCAAGGGTGAGACGGACGACGCCGTGAAGGACATCCTCGCGAAGCTCGAAGAGGACTGATCAAGATGTCTGCGCTCGAGCCCGGGATCCTCAAGGTGCTCAGGAAGGTTGCGGAACGAGATCCGAACGATGACCTCTCGTTGCAGAAGGTCGCCGAGAAAATCAGTGCGCGGGATGGATGGGTCTTACGGGCCCTCGGTCAGCTCGCAAAGGATGGCAAGGTGATCATGACCAGGGAGGCCGACGACGATGGCCGTGGCCCGTTCTACAGGCTGCTCATGCTAGACACGATACCGGAGGCCTCCACCAAGACGGAGGAAGAGGAAGCCGCTGAGATACCCGCCGCTGAGACCACCACACCGGAGACCCATGTCACATCAACAATTGACTTCGGAGTGATGATCGCTCAGCCGAAGGCCGCGGGCGACTCTTCCCCTGGGCGGTTGCTTGCACCGATGGCGCTCCTAGGTGAAGTCGAGATCCTGGCGCAACGAGCCGGGTTCACGGTGAGGTCCGCTGAGTATCGCGCAGAGATGATCACGCTCGAGCTCGCGAGCAAGACTGCCAAGGCGTGAGTACATGGAGAACGCCGTCTTGGTGCACAATAGCGAGGAGGCGCGCGCTTTCATACAGAAGTTCCAGGAGGACCTCGCAACCTTGGTCATCTCCCGCACCACTAACGGCGGTTGCTGCGGATTGAACGAACAGTCGATCATGCGCAGTCTTCTCCTGTGGAACGCGGGGTATCTCGAGGGCACGCGCAAAGGGAACCTGGAAATCCTCGCGAGCATGGGGCGGCTTCAGCCGGGTATGGCGTTTTTGCTTGACCGCGAGATGCCCGACGAGATATACGACAAGTACACCGCGGGATTCAATGAAGGGCTTACGCACACCGACGAGAAGCGAGCGAAAGCCGTCGCAACGTTCGAGCGGTTGTATCCCCTAACAACACCCGCGGCGGCCGTCGATAACGCGGCTCGCCCGGCCCGGGATAAGAATCTATCGGTGGGCATGCCCACCGATCAACAGAAAAAGGAGGAAGTGAAATGAAGGAAACACTGGCAATGGTGAGCCCTTCGGAGATCCAACTGACAGGCTGGAACCCGAGGGAGGAGATCAAGGGAGACAAGCTCGAGGAACTCAAGACGAGCATCTCGAAGGAAGGCATACAGGTCCGCCTGGTCGTCCGGAAGGCCGGGAAGGGCTACGAGCTCATCGACGGGGAGAGACGGCTCAGGGCGGCCAAGGACCTCAAGCTCAAGGAAGTCCCGGTGATCATCCGTGAGGCGACCGATCAGGAAGTCCGGGTCATCATGCTCATTTCGAATCTGCAACGCAAGGACCTGAGCCCCCTCGAGGAGGCCTCCGGACTGCAGGCGCTCATCGACACGGGCGTGGATTCCAAGGACCTCGCGAAGAGTGCGGGCAAGTCTGAGACATGGGTCCAGGGGAGGCTCGCGCTGAACGCCGCCCCGGACGAGCTCAAGGACATGCTCAAGGACGGCGCGATCACTGCGCTGCATGTCACGACGCTTGTGCCATTCCTCGGCTATCCCATATATACCGAGAAGATCGAGCCCTGGATGAAACAGGATGTCAAGTACGCGAAGCAGCGCGGGGACACCCTGACCTTCGAGCGGTTCGACCGCGAGCTCGGCTACATGGTGCGGAATGACTATCACGCTGAGCGGATCCTGTGCCTGACGGACTTCCCATACGAGATCAAGCATCTCAAGACCTACTTTGACGATTCCGCCTGCAAGAAGTGCATGCATGTTGTCGTCAAGAAGAAGGACCGCATCTGCCTGAACCGCCAGTGCTACAGCGACAAACTCAACCAGGCAAAGCAGGCGTTCGAAGCAGCTCAGGCCAAGAAAATCGAGAAGATGCAGACGGGCGGCGGAATCAGTACGAAGAAGCTCGAGTACGGCACGTACGAGGACCTCGAGTACGCCACCTTCGACAAGCGCCCATGCAAGAAGTGCGACAAGTGCAAGGTGGACAAGAGCAGGTCCTCGACGCTCGATCGGGGCAAGGGAGAGCAGCGCCTGATCTGTCTGAACCCGTCATGCTTCCGCGGCAAGAAGGCACAGCTCACCAGGGCGAAGAACAAGGCGGCGAGCGAACAGAAGAAGCTGATCAGGAAGTGCTTCACCGTCCACTGTGTCAACCGGAAGGAAGGCCTCACCGCGGAGGAGCTCCGGTTCGTTCTCAAGGAGAGATCCTACAACTTCAGAGGCAACCCGAAGATCACGGCGATGGATCAGAAAGGCCTCGAGAACCTGCTGCTCAGTGAGACTCTCCGGAGGGAGATACGCGACAACGGCTACGATGCCGCCGCGCTGAGGAACATGAGACGGACGCTGCCCTTCAAGGTGAACGAAGGGCTTGCGAAGAAGGTCGCGGATGACGAAACGGACAAGGACGAGGAGGACTGAGATGGCAACACCGAAGGGAGCTGATCACCCATACAACAGGCTGCAGACGCAGTTTTGGAATGAGGCAGATAAGAATCGCGAGCTGCAAAAGGAACTCGCGGAAACGCGCGCAACGGCCGTCATGGAGAGCAACTTGCGCGAATACGATCAGGCACAACTCAAGGATACCCGCGAGCGATTACAGCAGCAAGTAGCTCGACACCAGGGCTATCAAGAGGGCACAGAGGCGGCCATTAAGCTCCTGCTGCGCTGCGACGAACAACGCAAGGGCATGGGCCTGTCGGCCTTGTTCGGGTGATCTCATGCCGAGCAAGACGATCGATTTCTTCTGCTACATAATCGCCAACTCGAGGGGCACCGTGCGCACGACCAAGTACAAACCGTCCTTGGGGCGCGACGAAGTCGCCATCCGGCTCGCGTTCAAGTTGCCCGAGGTCATGTTCGCGCGGCCCGTTGTGCAGGCACAGATCACGGTAAGCGAGGCGGCAGTAGCGCCCAAGGACATTGCGCCAGAAATCCTCATCAACACGGCTGCACTGATCGAGCAGCAGCTCGGCATCAAGGTGGAACTCGTTGTCGTGCCTCCCGAGGAGCAGTGATCATGCAGATCTACCTCGCCCATCCGATCGCCGCGCGCAAGATGATCCGGGAAAGAGAACTAGCGACCGAGCAGCGCACCGGCGTCGAACTGCTCAACCCGTTCTACGATACCGGGCGAGGCGACATCGAGGAGATAGACGCGGGCACGCGAGGTATCTGGGAAATCGACCCGGCCCCGGTGGTGGAAGGCGACATCAAGGACATCGAGAAGTGCCATGCCTTCGCTGCCGTGCTCTGCGACGGGCTGTCGATCGGGACGATCATGGAGACCGTGTACGCGTTCAAGGCAGGGAAGAGAGTCTACATCATCGACCTCGCCAACAAGTGTGGCCATCCATGGATTAGGTACCATGCAAGCCTGATCTTCTCGTCCTGGGCGGCCTTCGACAAGTTCCTGGAACACATGAATCGCCCGGAGGTCGAGAAGACGTGAGCGGCCCTAGTGAACATTGCCGGCAATGCGAAGCCGTCGGCGCAGTGCTTGGAGAGGACCCCAACTGCGATGGTTGCCCCTGGCTTATGCATGGGGTAATTCCTGTGTCATTGGAGGATGCCGTTTGACAACTCACATCTTCGCCATCACCTACAAGCCCAAGGAAGAGGCGGTGCGAACCGGAGCATGCCGACAGACGATTAGGCCGGTCAGTGAAGCCCCTCACGCAAAGCCTAGACGGGTAGGTGACGACGCGCTGCTCCACGGATGGAAGGGCGTGCCATACTACTCGAAGTGGTCATGGAGACGACGGGACCCGCTCACAACCGTCAACCCGATAGAGGTCTCGGACGCAGGGATCGGGAAACACTTCCCCGGCAACTCTCGAAGCGAATGGATCCAAGGATGGGATACATCCTATGCAGATGCCCTCGCCTCCCTCGACTTCATCTCACCGCCGACAGGTATCGCTCTCCGCGACGTCCTGCGGCACTATCACGACTTCCCCCTGGACATGGAGGTCCTGCGATGGTAGACACGTAGCTGCGTAAGACTGCCCCCAACTAAAGAGAATCGAACCAAAGGAAAGCGAACCGGAAAGGGTTCACTCCGATGGTCAAGGCAACAGAGAAGCGCCCCAAGGATCGAGCAGGGTCAGTCAGAAACAGCAGGAAGCCCTGGGAACAACGAGACGGCGAGTCGCCCCAAGCCTTCGAAGCATTCTCCCTCTATCGCAGTCAAGGTGTCAAACGAAGTCATGTGAAGGTTGCGCATGAGTTAGGCAAGTCCTCCACGATCGTATCCCGGTGGTCCTCCCGACACGGATGGATCGACCGGGTCCGCGCCTACGACGCGGTGATCAGCAAGGAAGTCGTCGAGGATGAGAAGGACGCGATCGTCCGCATGAACCGGCGCCACATCAACGAATCACACAAGCTGCAGGAGCTCGTGCTGCAGCGCATCGGCAAGATCCGCCCGGAGGCCCTCAGCCCCACGGACGTCGCCCGTTGGTTGGACATCGCGGTCAAGATCGAGCGCAAGTGCATGGGACTTGACGACAACGGGCCGATGGTCAACACCCAGGTCAATGTCGAAGTGGCGACAGAGGCCCACATCATTCTGGCGACCAAGCTCTACCCCAAAATCCTCACCATGTTGAGCGAGAAGCAGCGGGCTGAGTTGGACGCCTACAGAAAGCAACTCGAGGAGGTGGCGTCGCATTGAAGTGCAGCAAGTGTGGCGACAAGGTCAGGCGCCTATTACGCAACAAGTGGGGCTGCATCAACTGCCTATGGCACGGCCCATCGAAACGCCGGCCGGTCACAGTCCAAGACCTATTCGCATCCGCAGTTCTGACGCGGGCGCAGCAGGCCATAAAACGAGTTTTCGGAGGATCAAGGCATGACAGCTGAGAAAAGGTATCTGTTTGTGAGCGATGTGCACTCGGGCAGCCTCTACGGCTTGATGCAAGAGCGCGCTGAGATCTTGAATGTCCTGACCGGCGAGTCAAGCATAGTCCACGCCAATGCCGGGCAGCGGTATCTCCTACGGCACTGGAAGGACATGGTGCGCAAGGTCGGCACGGTGGACTGCTGCATCATCAATGGCGACATCTGCGACGGGATCCAGAAGAAATCCCAGGGCATGCATCTATGGACTACCGATCTCAACTCACAGGTCAGCAACGCCGTCGCCCTGCTCAAGATGATCAAGGCCAAGAAGTTCGTCGGCACGATGGGCAGCGGGTATCACAGCGGAGAGAACGCACCATTAGACAAGGTGGTCGTCGAGCAGCTGCCGCATGGAGAGTTCCATCCTGATTTCATCCTGCGGCCCGAGCACGACGATCCCACCTGGAAGGGATGCAAGTTCAGGGCGCATATCTCGCACGATGTGCCCACGACCAAGTCTGTGTGGATGTACGCCACCACCGCGATCGCACGACAGATGGTCCTGCTGAAGCTCAACGACGCCATCAAGAAGTATGGCAGGGTGCCCCTGGTCGTGCGTTCGCATCAGCATTGGCTGGTGGGGGCCTACTACTCCCACTCGCAGGGATTCATCACAGCTGCTTGGCAACTGCGCACGCCCTTCGCCGTCAAGACGGGACAGGTGACGCCGCCCGAGATCGGTTGGTCGATGGTCTACGTGGAACCCAACGGCAAGTTCACAGTGGACCACGACGGCGTTGAGACGCCAGCAACAACTCTCTGTCCGGTGGTGGAAGCGTGAGCATGCACAGCGGCCCCGGGGATCCCGGACATCATCCTTGTCCGGACTGCAACGCGCGCATGAACCAACCTCGCAGCAAGGTCGCGTATTGCCCGAGATGCAGGAGGTCGCACTTCGTATGAAGCAAGCGATCAGCATCCGCGGCAAGACCGTCACCCTCGAGGATATCAAGGCGCTGCCGGAAGAGGGGCGCTATTTCTGGAGTCCTGAAGAAGAGGAGCTTCTGCGAGAAGCGTATCGTTTGCACAAGACCCCGGATGGAGTGGCCGCCCTCCTGGGTCGAAGCAGACAAGCGGTGCGGCAGAAGATGCAGATGATGGGCCTGTGCCAGAGGATGAAGAGACATGCCTGAACTCTGCTGCAGACACTGTGATTGTTGCATAGCCGCCTGGGACGGCGACCACTGCAGACAGTGCGGGACGGACTGTTACGAGTGCCCTCTGCAAGCCGAGATGCTCGATATCCAACGACTGCGACGTGAGGTCCTGCCCTTCTGGGTGCGCCTGTTCCTTGGGGCCATCGCGGCCGGCATCTTGTATGCCTTGGCATGGTGGTTGCTATGACGATCTGCAACAAGTGCGCCAAGGCTGTCTGCAGCAAGTGGAACCAACAGCAGCCTGAACCTACAACCTGCACCCGCTGCGGAGCTCCCTTGACTGCACGCAATCGGGCGGTGAAGCGCACCAACCCAATCAGGTGGATGTGCAGGACCTGCGCGGAAGCAGTGATCGAGCGCGATACGGATGCATGCTTTGTATGCAGCCGGCCGTTCACGCCTAGGGCCTTCCAAGCTATGCGCAGGATCCAGAGCAACCCACATAACAAGGATGCCCGACGCGTCTACGAACAGAACGTCCAGGGACGGAGGATCGCATGACAGCCGGAGATCCAGAGAACACGACCTGCGACCGGACGACCCTCTTGTACTGTTGTTGCTGCGGGTATGTCAATGGAACGACTGCCCCACCGTCGTACTGCCCCAGGTGCGGCAAGAAGTGGGGGGACTGCGAATGACGGGCCTTGTTGCTGATATCGGCGAGTGGCAACCCCAACCCAAGAAAAGCCGCAGCCCATCTCTGACGATCATCATACTCGCGGTGGTCACTGCCCTCTGCATCATAATGCCGGCTGCGGCGACGCTGTTGCCCTTGACCGCGCCCCTTCCCACAGGTGACGAACCCGCGCCGCCGACCGGCAACGAACCAGGACGACACCTGATCACATTGAACATGACGATGCGTGCCGAGATCCCGGGCGGCACCTACTATATGTTCGAGGACTTCGCGAACTTCACACTGATGCGCAACCAATACGGTGCAACCCTTGGCATGCTAATCCACGATTGCAGCGGGCCGCCCGGCGTGGTCACGGTGCGCGAGAACAACAGCAAGATCATCGACTCCTTCTTCTGGAAAGGCCAGGCCCTGATAGCCATGGGCAGTTGGCATTCATGGAGTTACGATCGGGACGGCACCCTGATGAATGAGTCCTGGGGCTGGATGGAGAATGCAGCGATGGATTGGCTCGCGGGTAGATGGTCGCCTGCTGCCGGCATCTTCGTTGAACATCAATCCAACCAAAGCGTCGGCAACGCACAGCTCGACATTCTGTACTTCGTGCCGCAGCCGATCCCCGAGTTCGCATTGTTGTATCCGATTATCACAATCACCGCGTTAATTGTCATAGTGGGGAGGCGACGCGCACGGCAACCCTAGTGCTCACGCCCATGCGCACGGGCAAGGTCGATGGAGGCCTGCGGTGGAAAGTGCTATTGGCAAAAGGCCGTCGCATCGAGCGTGTGGCGATCGTGGACATGATCATCATGGATTTCATGGGAGGCAAAGTAGATGGCGAAACAATCGCGGAAGGAAGACGAGCAAAGAAAACAGCAAGAGGTCAAAGAAGGAAAGCGGATGCCGAACGGGCACGAGCTGCGGTGCGCCTGCACGCCGTGCCAACTGATGCGGCTGAACTTCAATGTGATGGTCCAGCGCAACAGCATCCTGGACTTGAACAACCGGCTGGTGGCACTCGAGCAGAAGGCGCTGTCCAAGGAGGCTCCCAAAGTTGAGCAGCCGCTACATGATCCAGCACCAACTTGTGATCATGCGGTGCACGGGCCAGAACCACAGGTGCAAGAAGCAGTGCGAGAAGAAGGAGGTCCCGCCGGCGGTCCTCCCACATGAATGTCTCGAGGACGGGCAGCCCGAAGTGTGGCAGCACGTCCAGATCATCGCGTCATAGATCAAGGTTCACCTGGGCGTCGCCCGGGGGACAGGAGATGAAAACAACATGCCAAAGGTGATAGCAGACCACGACGAGATAGTGGAAGACAGGAACGACGAATGCTATGTGTTCGTGCAAGGCGAAACACACCTACACTGCAAGACATGCGGGCAGGAAGTCGAAATGCTGCAATGCAAGTGCGGCAAGTACGGCCCCAGGGCCTACATGGAAGCGCATTTCGCCGATCGGAAGGCAAAGGGCACGCCGGCCGCGCTCGCCACACACAAGCTCGTTGAAACAACGGTGCCGCCAATCGTCGTGTCGGCAAGAGAGGAAGCCGATCAGTACGAGGTTGTGGAAGGCGCGCGCAAGAAGAAGCGGGTGCGGTGAGGGCCTTGGAATCCTCATCGTTCAAGGGCGGCGTGCGCACGCCTGCCCTGAATAACCCGCACCCGGTCATTGCCTACGCTTGGCAGAAGCAGCTCGTCGCCGTCGACCTGGGAGACCGCGGTGACATCCAGGCTGCAAGATGGCAGTTGGAGATCTGGACTGAGAAGATCAGCAGCGAACTCGGTTACGCGATCGTGTTCGTTGGCCTGGTGCATCCAGACGCCAAAGGATTCGTAGGCGAGATGTTGAACGCACTTGCGAAGCGCACGGACCTAGACCCGATATGGCTCAAGGAAAAGGACTGGAAGCCATAGCCGATCTGCCCGCGATCATCAAGACGTTCGCGGAGCAAGTCGTTCGCCGGGACTGGCAAGGCACGCCGTACCACATAGCGAAGCATCACTATGAGTGGATACAGCACTGGCAGCAATCGCCCCTGCTGCTGATACTCGCCGCTCGAGGGCACGGCAAGACAGAGAACGTCGTCGTGTTGCCTATCCTGTGGATCCTCGCGAGCCTGCAGCATCAACTCGTGTACATCGTCTCGAGCAGCCAAGAGCAGGCTCACCTCATCCTGGACCGCGTCAAGACAGTGATCGAGCGCGAGATGCCACAACTGGTGGACAGGGACCGATGGGCCAAGCAGATGATCAGGACCACGACGAACAACACAGTGATAGCCAAGGGCGCCACCACGCGCATCGTCGGCCCGCACCCGCAGTTCATCTTCGTGGACGACATCATCGAGGACATGCAGACGATCGCCGACAGCAACCTCACCCGTTGGTTCTTCGCAAGCCTGTTTCCCATGCTCGCCAAGGACGGCCGCATGCTCGTCGTCGGCACCTACAAACACTTCGGCGACACCTATCACAGCATCGAGGAACGTGGCATCTTCGACAAGCAACTGTACCCCGCGATAGATCCTGCCGGCAAGCTCCTGTGGCCCGAGTACTGGACGCAGGCCATGATCGACGAGCGCCGGGCTGCCCTGGGCGAGGTCCTGTTCGCGCGCGAGTACATGCTCAAGCCGGTGGACGAAGCGAGCAGCCTGCTGCCCATGCACCTGATCACGGAGTGCTTCAACGCCGAGATGCCGATCGCGAAGAGCTACGAGGGTCCTCTCGAAGTCTATGTCGGCGTGGATCCCGCCGCATCTGTAAGCATAGGCGCGGACTACACGGTGTTCGCGATCATGGCCTATGACAACAGCACAGACCACCGCACGGTGCTGAATGTGATCAGGCAGCGCGGCATGACACTGCAGGCGCACATCGACATGCTCCAGGACATCGAGGAGTCCTACAAACCCGTGCATGTGAAGATCGAGAAGAACGCCTTTCAGCGATGGCTCGAGCAGGAAGCGGCCGGGGCCCTGCGCAACATGCCGATCAGCGGGCACAACACCGGCAAGGAGAAGTCGGACATGCGGGAAGGCGTGCCCTCTCTACGTCTGATGTTCGAGCGGGGCATGATCACGATACCTCGAGGACCGACAGAGGCAGAGACCAAGATGGGCAGGCAACCCTTCGAGTACGAGTCAGTCAAGATCACCCAACCGCTCGTCGACGAGCTCAACAGTCTCACATGGGAAAGCGGCAAGATAGTCAGCGTGGCGAAACACGACGACACGGTGATGGCATTGTGGCTCTGCAACATGGCAATCAAGGAAGGCAAGCTGCAGCGGGGCCTAGCGATCACGACGGTGGACACGCAGGGCGGCGGGTCAAGATCTGCGGGCGCGACGCGGGCGAGTCATGTGATGCGCCGGCCGGGGGGATTTCATTGAGCAAGGAACGGGTCTGCATCCTGTATCTCGAGCCGCGGATCGCCAAGGCCGTGCGCGAAGAGAGCGTCCAGACAGATTATGAATCGACTTTCAAGCGGCATGTGTCCATGTCCTCTCGCGTGGAAAGAATCTTGTTCCAGTATCTCAAAGAGCACGGAAAACTGCCGAAAAATCCGTGAGCGAATCGTTGACAGAATAGTTTTGGAAGGTAGTAAGGCAACCCCGGCGAATCTCGTTGGGGATAGGATGCAGCATGTCTGATATCCCACTTTCGAGGTTCAAAGTCCCGGGCACCCTGCCCCCAGGCGACAACGCAACCATCCGGTCGATACCGCCGACGGGCAAGTGCGCGATCCTGAACATGTATTGGGACCCGGACGAACAGAAGGTCATTTACGAGTACGAGGACGAACCCGAACCCGCACCATAGGAGGTGAGAACGATGACGATACAGAAGATGGCGCTAGACCCCAACGCGGCAGCCTACACAGACGACGAGATCGTTGCCAAGGTCAATGCCGCATCGGCTCAGATCACACGCGCAGGCAGCGTGGCAGCGGCCGCACGGCCACTTGGCACGGGCGAGGTCACGACAGCAAAGCTCGACGCAGGCGTAGCCAAGGACAACCTTGACGCGATGACCGACACCGCGCGTGGCTATGTCAAGACTGTGCCCACAACCGGACAATTCAAAGTCGTATCTGTGCAGCGGAAGGCTGACGGCAAGCTCGAAGCAAGTTACGATGATGTTGCAGTCTGAGGTGAAGCGTGGCTAAACAGAACGAGGCAGTAGCACACAGTAGCCTAGTCGATGGTACAGAGATATCGCTGCACAGTCACGGAGGCGGGGCGGGCATTCCGACGGGCGTGATCGCCATGTGGTCGGGCCTCAAAGCGAACATCCCGACGGGTTGGTATCTCTGTGACGGCACCAACGGCACGCCGGATCTGCGCGACCGCTTCATTTCTTCGATCGGCGCAACCGGCGAACCGGGTGGCACGGGCGGTTCGACGACCTTGACGCATGCGGGCAGCGCGGTAGGCAATCATGCTGCACAATCACACAGCGCGCACAGTGGCGCGGCGGTAGGCGATCACACCAATGTTGCTGTCCCAGGAACCGCCACTACAGCCGTGAAGATAGGTACATCTGCAAGCAGTGCTGCCGCGCAAACACATACCCATACAATTGCCACGATAACGCACAGCGTCACGCAACCGTCAGGGCATAGCGATCATGCGGCCCTAGTTCATTCAGTGACGCAACCGAATGATCACACCGGCGTGAAGCCGCCCTACTACACCCTGGCGTTCATAATGAAGGGGGCGAGCTGATGGGCAAGGCCAAGAACCGACGCAAGGCCTCAATCAAGGTGCGGAAGGTCGAAGCCGAGCGCGAACCGATTGGCAGGCTGCCCCGGACGGAGATTGCACAGCTCAAGCGGCAGTTCCTGCGTGGCAGCCGCAAGATCGTCGAGCCGCCGATCAACTACGATATGCTGTACGAGCTCGCCGAGCGTTCGTACCTCGTGCGCATGGTCGTATGGGCGATTGTGCGTGAGTGCACGCGCAAGACGATCAAAGGCCTGCGGCGCTTCTGGGACTTCTATCCGACCTTCAAGAAGAAGTGCATGCAATGCGGCATGGAGTTCCAGGACGAGATCGAAACGTGCCCGTGCGGCAGCGTGAAGTTCCGCGAGCCGGATCCCAACCAACTCAATCAGATCCGCAAGCTGCTCGACAAGCCCAACAACACCTACACCTGGGGCGACATCGTCAAGCGGTCGCTGTATGACGCGCAGGTTGCAGATGATTGGTTCACCTCGATCGGCTTCGATTATACTCAAGAGATTCCGGTCGCCCTGTGGCACGAGGACCCGCGCAACATGGTCATCTGCGCAGACGACTTTGGCATGCTAGGCAACGACGAGTACTTCTGTCCCATCCATACGCGGGCGCACCCGGAGCGCTCCTACGATGAGAATCAGAGGACGTGCCCGGAGGAAGTCATCGTCGACCGCAAGCGGACTGTGTGTGGGCAGAAGCTGTATGCCACCGCCTACATGCAGATTATTGACAACAAGATCACTGCGCGCTTTGCCAAGCATGAGATCATCCACGGCACGAGCTACGCAAGTGGTTCGCGTCTGTTCGGCAGCAGCAGCCTGCGTTGCTTGATCGTGGCCTTGACGACCGCCATGGCGATAGACAACTACGGGTACGACGCATTCAGCATGCAGCGCGAGCCCAACAGCGCCCTGCTGTTCACGGGCACGGCACAGTCCGAGGTCGACGCAGCTGCTGAGGAATTCCGCACGAGGCGGCAACAGAATCCCTATGAGCAGCTGTGGCTCGGCATGCAGGAAGGGCAAGGCCTGCAGTACATCAAGATGCTCGGCGACATCAGCAACGCCGGCACGATCGCGGAGCGCGAGTTCTTCCGGGGCGTCGTGTGCAGCGTGTTCGGTGTCAGCCCGGTGTTCGTGTCAATCGAAACGCCCGGCCGCCTAGGCAATGCCAATGAGGTCGGCATCCATGTTCAAAACAACACGACCGAGTCGAACCAGGACCAGTTCGCCGAGCAGGTGAACAGGGACCTTCTGCCCTTGTTCAAGATCACCGATTGGTATTGGGATTTCGTACCCGTCGAGCCTGATGACGACAAGTTGCAGGCGGATATCCTGAACACGCGAGCTACTGCTGCCAAGATGGCTGTTGATGCGGGCTTTGAGGTGTCATGGGATGCAGGCGGCGTGCATGTCAAAAGCGTTGCGGATACTGCAACAGTGCAGCGCGAAAGAATGAAGTCCCTGGTGATTCAATCTCTAGGATTTGCGGGCTTCGATATGGATGTTGACCCGTCGCTCTTTTCCGGCATCACGGTAAAAGGGAGGCGACCGCAGGCAACGCCGGGCTTCGCGCTATCTCTCGGCAAGGCCGATCATGTCGAGGATGCACCACGCGGCACGACGGCCACGCAGGACGTCTTCTACAGCGACGCGATTGCTGCCTATGAAGCGGCGGTCAACCGCGCAGTGAACAACATCACCGTCGACATGTCCAAGGACGAGGTATGGATGGCGATCAGCCGCGAGCTCGATGCGCTCGACGTGAAGCTTAGCCGCACGGCGCGCACCGCCGTCGAGACCGCCTATCTCAAGGGACTGCAGCAAGCGGCCAAGGATATGAACATCACTTTGAGCATGGACGGCAAGGACCAGGATGCGATCGACTATCTGGTGAACCAATGGCATGGTGTGAGCACGACGCTGCCCGAGTTCATCACCCAACAGCGCGACGCTTTCACCGTAGTAATCGAGCGCGCATACACCGAGCCAGGCAAGTTTGCCTTGGATAACATGGTCAAGGAGATGCGGGGCGTCGCCGACACCGAGAAGTTCAAGCTCGAGCGCATCGCTCGCACAGAAACGACTCTCATCAGCAACAACGGGCGCATCAACGGATACCTCAAGGACCCTGCCAACGCCACTGCGAAGTACACTTGGTCGATCGCCCCGGATGCCTGCGATGCCTGCAAGGCTATCGCTGCCCAGGGACCTATGACGCTCGAGGAGCTCCGCAGCCTTACGAACGGCTTCTGCGTGCACCCGAACGACCGGTGCACACCTGTCCTCTCCTTGGAGGGATTGCTGTGATCGAAGTCCGGGTTGAGACCGCGGAACTCAAGAAGTTCTTGCGCAACCTCGAGGAAGGGATCCCGACACTCATGCGGCGCATCAACGCGGCAGTCGGGCAAGTCGTGTTCACATTCTCGCAGATGTGGTGTCCTGTAAAGACCGGCTTCCTCAAGAAGTCTGGGTATGCGCGCGAGGAAGGCCAAGACTTCGCGATAGGCTACACCGCACCTTACGGCCCCTATGTCGAGTGGGGGACGAAACACATGCGCCCGCGCTCGTACCTACGCACGGCCTGGATCATGACGAAGGGCAACATGCAGGGGATCGTGAAGCGCGTGATCACACAGTACATCGAAGAAGCGAAGGGATGATCAGATGCCAGGATTCGAGGAAACAGAGAACGAGATCAGGTATCGTGTCAGGGACCCTGCTCAGTTCGACGACTACGGCCGCAAGGAGATCGCGCCCGGCGTGTCGCTGCTGCTCGGACATGACAAGGCGACTGGCAAGTGGCTCGTGCAAGCCATCAGGTTCGACAAGGTCAACTTCACGCTTGCGCAGGCAGAGGCGTGGGTCACTGCTCACCCGGATGTGGGCAAGATGGAATCGAAGTACGCACCCACTGCGCAGCGGTATCGGTTCAAGATCGATGCGCCGATCAGCAAGCTAGACGGCACGGTCGACTCCGAACACTTCTACATCTACGGCGACGCAAGCGTAGAGCTCGTAGACAAGGAGAACGACAAGATCACAGAGAAGGCTCTCGCGGGCGGGCTGCCGCAGCTGCTGCGCCGGGCGCGTCTATCCCTGGTTCACACCGACATACTCGTAGGCCCCATCCTCGACGAACTCGACTACAAGGGAACCAAGTACCGCACCGCCGTGCAGAACGGCCGGCTCACGCTCGTGGGCGACATCTGGAACGACACCAAGATGTGCAGACAGGTGCGGCAGGGGATCCTCGACGGTATCTACAATTCCTATTCGATCAGCGGCGAAGCAATCGAAGCGGGCACCGTATGTGACCGGGACGGCTGCTTCAACAAGATCGACAAACTGGACCTCAGCGCAGTTGCAGTGTGCGAGGAAGGGATGAACCAGGCTGCAAAGTTCACACTTCTGGGCAAGGCTGATGATTTCGCTCTAGCAGGCGAAGTCGCTGCCAGCCCGGATAACATCCTAGGGGGGATGCACATGGAAGACAAGACGAAAGAAACCATGCAGCCAACCGTTGCCGACAAGGCATCGGGCGATCAGCCTAACTCCCCGAAATCGCCCGAAGTGAAGCAAGAGCCGCCCGCGCCGCCTGCTGATGAGCAGCCGGTGTCACCTGACCAGGCGCCGCCCGAAGAGGCATCCATGCAGGATGCCATGAAGGCGATGTTTGAGCAGCTGAAGATGGTGGGCGAAGCTGTTGCAGCTTTGTCAGCGCGCGTAGGCGCAATCGAGCAGGGAAACCAAGCCCAGGCACAAGCGGCCGCTGGAAAGGCTGCAGCCGAGAAGGCTGCTGCAGAGAAGGCGGCGGAAGATGCCAAGGCTGCGAACGCAAGTCCCGAGCCACCTGCCAAGAAAACCTTGGCAAAGGACGCGGGCGGCCAACAGTTCGGCAAGCCAAGCGGCAAGCCGAGATGGCAGGAGTTGGGCGAGCAGGTCAAGAAGGCCGGGGGCCTCAACAAACCGGGTTCGCCGATGCTCCAAGAGAAGAAGACCAAGAGGTGAGCCACATGACGGCCTATGGAAATGTCGTTGATTTCATCAACGGCTACTACGCGGACATCTACGGCGATCAGTACGGCGAAGCACTGCGCCTGGACGATGTGTTGCGTAAGGCGGACGACCCGGCGCTTTCGAGCGACACGGGCATGGGAACGGCGGCTGCCACTGCGGGCATCTTCTACTCGTTGGTGTACGACGCAAAGGTGTTTTCCCTTCTGCCCCTCAAGCAGTTGACGGGCGAGAAGGTGAAGATCATCACGACCGATGAGGCGACCTCGGCAGGCCATCATGGAGGACACGGATTCGGGGGCGGGCGCGGGGGTCAAGCGGGGGGTCTGTGA